CAATTTACCGATATCGCCGTTTCCCTGTCATCTGGTCAAGCGCCAATGACCGTGCTGCTGCAGCAAGGCGGCCAGCTCAAGGACATGTTCGGCGGCGTGGGCAATGCAGCCAAAGCGCTTGGCGGATATGTAGCCAGCCTGGTGACACCGGTCACCGTCGCAGCAGCAGCTATCGGTGGCATTGGCTATGCGGCCTATGCGGGATCGACAGAAATGGACGAGTTCAAAAAGAACTTGATCCTGACCGGCAACATTTCCGGCATCACCGCCGACAAATTCAACGCTATGGCTCAGTCCATGGCGAATATCAGCGGCATCACTCGCGGCGCAGCGGCAGAAGCACTCACCGCCATGGCTGCGTCAGGCAATATCGGCGCGGAATCGATCGAGCGGCTGACTCGCTCGGCGCTCCAATTCGAAAAGGCCGGCGGGCCTGCCGTTGCCGATACCGTCAAACAGTTCGAGGCGTTGGGCAAGGAACCGGTGAAGGCTTCGGTTGAGCTTAGCGAGAAAACCCACTATCTGACGCTGGCGGTATACGAACAGATCAAGTCGCTGCAGGAGCAAGGAAAGGCATCTGAGGCTGCTGCGCTGGCGCAGAACGCATGGGCAGATGCCATCGACAAGCGCACGCCGCAGATGGTGCAGAACCTTGGCTATATCGAAAGCGCATGGAAGGGAATTAAAGAGGCAGCGGCTGGCGCATGGGATTCGGCAAAGAGCCTCGGCAGGGAAGAAACAGATTTAGAAAAACGAGTAGCCCTGCTTAGAAAGATTGGCCAGGCCAATCTGGATATTGAGTCAGGGTCAATCAACAGCAATCGCCTGAAGCAGCAAAAAGAGCAGTGGGCGCAAGAGCTGAAGGCGCTGGTTGATTCGAACAACGCCAAAGAAGCTGAGGCAAAGAAGCACGCTGCGGAAGAGGCAAAAAACAAAGCGCAGATCGATGCCGCCGGGAAATACGACAAGCTCCGCGACGATCAGATGGGAAAGGCTGAGCGGAAAAAGAAAGAGCTCACTCAGCTTGAGGCAGACAGGGCTGCTGACCTTATCTCTCTTGATAGATACAAGCAGGCCAAAGCGGACATTGAAAAGAAATACGAAGAAAAAGCCAAGCCAAACACGCAGGCCGCCCGCGATGAAAAGGTTTATGAAAACCTGCTGGATGGCCTGAAAAAGCAGCTTGGTGTTACTGAAAAACTGAGCGCAGTTGAAAAGCTCAACATTGAGCTACAGGAAAAGAAATACGCCAATATCTCGCCACTGCAGAAAGCAAATCTGCAGGCGACAGCGCAAGAAATCGACACACAGAAGCGTCTGCGCATCGAAGGCGAGGCCACGATCAAGATGCTGTCAGATTCGCGCGCCGCTCAAGATAAAGCGCTTTCAGGCCTTGATGACGAATACAAGAAGATCGCGCGTGACGTTGCTACATACGGAAAATCCCGCGCCGAAGTTGCTGAATACGATCTAAAGCTGATCGACGAGCAGATTGCCGCAGAGCGAGAACTGAATTCAGAAATCGGCGTAGGCAGTAGCGAGCTGTTGCGCAATCTTGAGGTTAGACGCGACAAGCAGGCAAAGATTCTAGATGAAGGCCGCAAGCTAGAACAGCTTGATTACGGCAAGGCTGCAGCAGAGAAATCAGCCAAGGCCGCAGAAGAAGCCGCGCGAGCTTGGGAAAAGACGGTCGACACCATCGACCAGACCTTCCACGACAGCTTCACCCGCATGCTGGAAAACGGCAAAGCGGATTGGGATGCGTTCGGCAAATCGCTGGCAACCAGCTTCAAGACTGCCGTTGCTGACGAGATTTACAAGCTCACGATCAAGCCCATCGTTGTCAGCGTGGTCAGCAGCTTTGCTGGTGGCGCAGCGCAGGCTGCGGGGTCGGTGGCTGGGCAATCCGGCAGTGGTATCGGCGGCGTGGTTTCCGGGGTTACTGGCGCATACAACGCGGTCAGCGGTGGCATTACCAATGCTGCGACGGCGTTCGCAACGTCTGGCGTTGGACAATATCTCGGGCTAAGCACCGCCGGCCAGGCGATGGGGCCGCCGACTGCAGCCGGGGCGATGGGCTATACGTCGTCTGGCGCGACGATGACGGGATCAGGAAACGCTGCTGTCGCTTCCGCCGGATGGGTGGCCGCTATCGTGGCTGCCATCTATTCCGGCTTCCAGATGCAGAAGGGCGGCTGGTTCAACGACAACAGCCGTCAGGGATATCTGGCGGAAATCAACGAGGTGGCAACCAAATGGCGTAGCAACAACGACCGCCTGTTTGGCATGAACCGCAATATCTCGTTCGATGCAACTGGTTTGTCCGGTAAGTTTGACCTGGCTGGCTTCGAAGGCCAGTCCTTCCAGGACAAATCGCAAAAAGGCGGCACGTTCCGCAAGGACAAGCGATGGACTGAATACGGTGAAGTTGGAAAGGGGCTGGACGCATATCTGGATAGCCTGCTGAAAAGCACGGTATCTGGCTTGCAGACGATTGGAAAAACGCTCAACGTCGAATCGACCAAGGCGCTTGAAGGCTTTAGCCATCAATTCGCGCTGCAGCTTTCCGACAACGGCGATATGTCCAAGGCCGGCGAAAAGATCGCCGGAGAAATCAGCAAGGTCTCCGACGAGCTGGTTACCCGCCTTGTGCCGACGATTGGCGAATTCGCGCAGTTCGGTGAGTCGGCCACGCAGACATTCCAGCGGCTCAATCAAGAGGTGCAGGCCACCGACGCCATTCTGTTGGCCATGGGCAAGAGCGCGTCCGATGCCTTCGGCGGCGTGGGTCTGGCATCGATTGCGGCGCGTGAGGACTTGATCGCGCTGGCAGGCGGGCTGGATAAGCTGGCGGGAAAAACGCAGTCGTACTATCAGGCGTTTTATTCCGCAGACGAGCAGGCGCAGCGTGCTGCCGATCAGGCTCGTGGGGTTCTGATATCAGGCTTTGCCGATCTTGACCAAGCTATCCCTGCCAGCAAAGAGGCGTTCCGGGCGCTGGTTGAGTCGCAGGACTTGAGTACCGATTCGGGTCGCAAACTGTTCAATGCGCTGCTGGATTTGTCGGATGAATTCGACACGGTTTCAAAAGTGTCGGGCTCGGCGCTGGATAAGCTCAAGCAGGCGACAACTACCGCGCAACAGGGCCAGGCATCGCTGTTCGATACGTTTGCCAGCGATGCGCAGAAGCTGGAAGCGGCGAAAAAACTGGTTTCCGACACCTTCGCCAGCATCGGCGAATCAGTACCGAAGGATGCGGCTGCATTCCTGGCGCTGGCGCAATCAATCGACCCGGCAACCGAGGCAGGGCAAGGGCTGATTGCTGCCCTGTCGAAGGTCAGCAACGCATTTGCCTATACGCAGACCGCAGCCATTACGGCAGCCGAAGCGGCTACCGCCGCCATCAACAATGCGCGCAACACCTCGGCGCAGGCGTTTTTCCAGCAGATCGACTTCCGGTCTGCGGCGGACGGGTATGTCAATGACGGCCAGGCCGCCATCGACAAGCTGTTCGGCAGCATCAACGCCGGCGCCATCGAATCCGCCCAGCTGGCTGCATCGGCGGCGGCGGATGCGTCGCAGGCGTGGAAATCGGCCAGCCAGTCGATCAAGTCGGCACTGGACAACATCCGAACCGGCAGCTTGTCCGGACTCTCGCCGGAGAGCCGTTACCGCATGCTGCAGTCGCAGTTTGCCGCAACCAGCGCAGCCGCACAGTCTGGCGACAAGGAGGCCGCCGGCAAACTTGGCCAGATCGCAACCGATTTTCTGGAAGCCAGCCGCGACTACAACGCCAGCAGCGAAGCGTTCCAGGCAGATCGGGCAGCGGCCGACACGGCGCTGTCGAAGTCGCTCAGCTATGCCTCGTCGCAGGTGTCGTTGCAGGACACCATCGCCAAAGCGTCGCAGGCATCGGCAGCGCATCTGCAATCGCTCAACGACACGCTTACCGGCTTCTCGGCCAAGGCGCTTGAGCTGCTGCAGAAAAGCTATGGCGGCGCAGATCGCGGCACAGCCAGCAATGCGGTCGACAAGCTAGCCGAAGCTCAGGCTTCGTTCGATGACTGGTTTAAAACAACGAAGGCCGGCGACAGCAAGGGCTACGGCAATGGCACGCTGACGCGACTCGGAGACAACTTCGCCCAGCTCACGGTTGGCGGAAACACGTGGTACGTCCGGGCGGCAGAGTCGCTGCTTGAAGTAGGCAAGCGCATTGAGGCGGTACGGGATCAGGTCAAGCTGGATTTCGGCATCAACCTGCCCAGCTACGCCGTCGGCACGCCCTACGTGCCGGAAGACCAGATTGCCCAGATTCACCAAGGCGAGATGATTATTCCGGCATCGGCCGCCGCGCAACTGCGCAAATACGGCATGGGCAATCAGGTCGATAGCGGACTGCAGGCGGAAATACTGGCCGAGCTGCGCGCCACACGGCAGGGGCAACAGCAGAGCTACAGCGCGATGCAGCAACAGCTCGCGGCGAGCAACAGCAAGCTGGCCACAGTCGAGCGGCGACTCGCAGCAATGGAAGATCAGGCGCGGCTGCAAAGGGCAGGATCATGAGTCAAATCTACCTCGCAGAAATCACTGCCTACGATCCGTCAATTCCGGGCGAAAAAGTGCTGCGCTTCTGCACCGGCACCGGCTACACAAGCGGCGCGGGCGATACTCCTGCGCACGCCTGGCATGAGCCGCGCATCCAGCAGCCGGCCAACATGCAGCGGGCGTTGCCGTTGCGTGGCGCCTCGCGTGTCGGCTACGGCGAGCTGGTGCTCGTCAATCTCGATGGCGGCCTGGACGATCTGGTTGAGTACGGCTTCGACGGGCGCTCCATCGCCATCAAGCTGGGCACGTTGCGTCCATGGCAAGCGCCGGTCTGGACGACGGTACTTCAGGGCACTATGGCTCGCGCCGATTTCAGCTGGGCGCAGCTTACCATCAGCCTGCGCGACAGAATGTCCGAGCTGGATAAGCCGCTGCAGGCCATGGCCTACGCCGGCAACAACAGCCTTCCGAATGGCGTGGAAGGCGTCGCAGGGGACCTGAAGGGCAAGCCGAAGCCTCGCCTGTACGGAAACGGGTATAACCTCGCGCCGCCGTGCGTCAACACATCCCGCCTGGTTTACCAGATCAGCGATACCGCTTTGCAGTCAGTGTCGGCGGTATACGACCGTGGCGCTGCGCTGACGGCCGGCGCAGCCTACAGTAGTCAATCGGACATGGAAACAAATGCGCCCAGCGCCGGGCAGTATCGCGTCTGGCTCGCAGGCGGCATGTTCCGGCTCGGCTCGGCCCCGGCCGGCCAGATCACATGCGACGCAGTGCAAGGCGCCGCCAGCAGCAACCGCACGGCGGCACAGGTGGCGAAGCAGATACTGATCGACGCGGGGATTGCCAGCGGCGACATCAGCAGCAGCGATGTTACCGCACTGGATACGGCCACCAGCGCCGAAGTGGGGTTGTGGGTCAGCGACGTCAACATGACCCGCGCCGCGCTCGATACCGTGCTCGGCTCGGTCGGCGGCTGGTGGGGGGTGGATCGGCTCGGCAAGTTTCGCATGGCGCGGTTGGAAGCACCGTCAGGCTCGCCGGCGGCCACGCTGACCGAGGTCGAAATCATCAAGATCGACCGCATTGCCAATGCCGATGCCGCTATCCCGGTGTGGCGCGTCAACCTCAGCTATCAGCCATTTGCCACCACGCAGACCAGCGATCTGGCCGGCAGCGTCACGGCCGCCCGTCGTGGCGAGCTGGCAGAGCCGTATCGCAAGGTCACTGCGAGCGATAGCAGTGTGCAGACGCTGCACCCGCTGGCCGAGACGATGGATATCGAAACCGCGCTTAGCAGCGCTGCAGCAGCGCAGACCGAAGCCGACCGACTGCTCGCCTTGTATAAAGTGCGCCGCGACACGCTCAGTCTGCGTGTTGCGCTGGATGCCTCGCTCGCTGCCGCCATCGATCTCGGTGCCGTGGTGTCGGTTCAAGTGCCGCGCTACGGCTACGGCGCTGGCCGGCTGATGCGCGTCACTTCCATCCGCACCGACCTGCGCGGCGGTGTGCTCGATTTAACTCTGTGGGGCTGAACATGGCATCCAGAACACTCATCTCCTACGGCAACCGCATCGACGAATCCACGCTGTCTGGTGGATCGTGGAACGCCTCGTTGCCGTTGGCGAATCTGCAAAACAGGCTGATTGCGAAAGTAGCCCGCAGCAGCAACGCGGCGCTGGCGTCAACTAAATTCGACATCGATACGGGTCGCGCCCGGCGCATCGGCATGCTGGCGTTGATCGGCCACAACCTGACCGTGGTCGCCAAAGTGCGCATCCGTGGCGATGACGCCAGCGACTTTGCCACACCGCTGTACGACAGCGGATGGGTGGACGTATGGCCGGCCGGCATGATCCCGCCCGAGCTACTGGAGTGGGAAGACGATAACTTCTGGCTCGGGACACTCAGCGACCAGGCCCGCGCCGGTTACCAGTCGCCGTTTATCCACCGCGTGACAACGTTGCCCAGCTTGCGCTACTGGCGCGTCGAAATCGACGACACCGCCAACAGCGACGGCTATGTCCAGATCGGCCGTGTGTTTCTGGCGGATGTCTGGCAGCCGACATTCGGCCCGCTCGTCGGCGCCGCGATCAGCATGGATGACCAGACGCCAATCGAATCAAGCATCGGTGGCAGCGAGTATTTCGACGCCCGTTCCAAGCCTCGCGTACACCGATTTGAGTTGCGGGCGATGAGCAAAACAGAGGCGTACAGCCGGGTTCTGGATTTGCAGAACCTGCTCGGAATCAGCGGAGAAATCCTTATCGATCCAGATTACGCAGACATTGAAAACAAGCCGCGCCGTGCTTTCGTCGGCCGCATGCGATCGTTGTCGCCGGTTGTTGAGAGCGGTTCCGGTCTGTTTGATACCAGTTTCGAAATCCGCGAGGTGTTTTGATGAGCAGTGTTTATTTCGACCCAGCAGTCGGGGGCGATGGCAGTACGGTCAGCGACGACAGCAACCCGTCAACTGGCCTGGCTAACGGAGGGCACCGCTCGCTGTTCGTGCCGGCGCTGGCGCAGATGATTGGCGTCGGCAACTTTGTGCTGATCAAGGCCGGCGAGGCAGCGGCCGATGCGGCAGAGGCGCAGGCGTGGGCGGTACAGCTCGGCACACCGGTTTCCGGTGGCGAGTACAGCGCCAAATACCACGCTCAGGCGTCTGCTGGCAGCGCATCCAGCGCCAGCGGCTACGCGGCAACCTCTCAGGCATGGGCCGTGCAGATAGGCACGCCAGTATCTGGCGGCGAGTATTCGGCCAAATACCACGCGCAATCGTCTGCATCCAGCGCGACGCTTGCCAGCAACTGGGCGGCGCAGATGGGCACGCCGGTATCGGGCGGCGAATATAGTGCCAAATACCATGCGCAGGCTGCGGCGTCGTCAGCTGCTGCTGCAGCGTCGTCGGCCGGGTCGCTGGTGATGCCAACCATTACGGCGGCAGACGCCGGCCGCGGACTAAAGGTCAACGGCGCCGGCAACGGCTGGTCGCTTGATCTGCGTGTGCTGTATGTGAGCTACGACAACCGCGCCGACCTGCGCAGCATGTCTCCATCAACCGGCGATCTTGCTCTGGTAGACGGGCTTGGCTTGTTCCGCTACCTGTCTGGCGCGGATGATGGGCCGGACGACGACGAAACCGCATTTGCCACCGCCGGCGGATATTGGCTGCTCGACTGCCCTAGTTGGGATGTGGTAGACGCCTATACGCTGCTGGCTGAGGACTACCAGGACGCACGCCTGGCTGCGGCGGAAATTTTCACTGCAAAGATGTTCCGCGCCACGTCTGCGCAGTCTGCATTCACGTTGGCGGCCAATTCGAGCACCACGTTTACCGCTACGGTAACTGGGGCGGAGGTGGGTGCGTCTGTCATTGCCACGCCGCCATCCGACCCGACGCTCAACACCATCACGGTTTACGCCAGGGTTTCGTCGGCCAACACCG